TTTTGTATTTTCTAAAGAAGCCATAGAGAAAAACCTTAAAAAGAAAAAAGCCAAAGGTATAGGTGGTGGAGACTTAGAAGAGTTCATGGCTCTTGAGCAGATAAGAGAAAAAGAAGAAGAACTCAAGAAAATGATGATATATCTAGGTAGACCCGGGTTGTGGCAGGATTGGCAACAGTTTCAAGCTGAAGCAAGAAAATCTAGACGTTATCAAGAAAAGATGGCAGAGAAACGCAGAGAAGAGATAATGGAATATGTAGGGTATAGTGTAGGGTTTATTGTCATTATATTTTTTGCAGGACTAGTGGCTTGGGCAGTAGCTAAGTGGACAGGTAGATTATAACCCCATGTATAGGCATCTGCACGTTGCAAGAGAATGTCTGCATAGGATGTAATAGAACAATAGAAGAAATTAAGGAAGCATATGAGAGCACCACAAAAGTCACTAGCAAATTGGACAAAACAGAAATGGACAACTAAGAGTGGTAAACCTAGTACACAGGGGTCAAAAGCTACAGGCGAACGTTATCTACCTGAAGCGGCGATTAAGGCTCTTAGTTCCAGTGAATACGCCGCCACTTCGGCTGCTAAACGAAAAGCAACTAGAGGAAATAGACAAGTATCTAAACAGCCCAAAAAGATTGCTAGAAAAACGGCGAGATTTAGATGAGAAAAGACAAATTGTACTTAAGCTTGGCGAAGCCGCTGCTGAAGCTAGGAAACTATCTATTCAACAAGCACGTGAAAGCTCTAAGAAAAAGACAAGAAAAAGAAGGAATTAGGAGACTATAATGGAAAACATGGTTTTAGATGCATGGAATGAACTTAGTTACGTTGAAGGTGTGCTATTCACAGTATGGTTATTTATTTTGTACTATGGTAAATGTTGGATAGACTCAAAATTTAATAAGGGGAAATAATGTTTACAGCACTTATAGGACCTATAGCAAACCTAGCTAGTTCTTGGATGGACAGTAAGGTTGAGAAAGTTAAAGCTGATGGTCAAGCTAAAGTAGCACAGGCTAAAGCTAAAGCAGTTGTGGCAGAGAAAGTAGCAACAGGTGAAGTTGAATGGGAAAAGACAATGGCAGATGCAACAGATGGAAGTTGGAAAGACGAATTTGCCTTGATTGTTTTGTTATTACCTGCTATACTAGTGTTCATCCCTAGTATGACAGAATATGTAAGAGTAGGCTTTGAGGTATTGAATACACTCCCTGAGTGGTATCAGTATCTTTTATTTATAGCCATTAGTGCATCGTTTGGAATTAAAGGTGCAGGACAAGCAATGAAAATAATGGGGAAGAAGTAATGGCTACTACAAAAAAACCAACTACAAAGAAACCTGCAACTAAAAAAACAGCAGTTAAAAAGCTACACTATGGTGGGGATAGTGGCTTTCCCCCAAGAAGAAGAAGAACATTGGGAGACCCTAGAAGAGTATCAAGAAGAAGAAGACCATTAGGTAGAAATGTTGTAGGTTCAGTAGCAGACCAAAGAAGAAGAGATATGGAAGCACGGAGACGAAGACCTATAGGTACACCTATTCAACAACCAATAGGTACACCTAATAGACAATTAACACCTGAACAAAGAAAAAGAATGATAGAAGGGATGCAGAAAACTAGGAGGAGATATTTAAGCACAACACCTGCACAAAGAAAAAGACAAAGAGATGCTAATATAAGGAGACAGCTAGAAAGAGGTACGACTTCTGGAGGACAACGTATAACTTCACAAATGAGAAAGATACTTGAATCTGGATTAAGACAACCGGCTCGTGATAGAGGACTTAATTTTGGTAACACTAAAGCACTTGGTTTACCAGATATGAATATGCCTCCTAGAAGAAGAAGAAGAAGAAGACCAACAGGAACTCCAGTACCTAAAGTAGCTACACCTAGAAGAAGACCTACAGGTACACCAAGAGGACCACAGATAACACCTAGAAGAAGACAAATCGGTGCATTTAGACCAAGAGGAAGAAGATAAAGTAATGTCAAACATTATTGAAACAAACTTTGGAACACTAATCAACCCTGCAAGAGTAGCACAAGGTAGTGCTTCTAGCATTGTAAAGAAAGGTGCGTTCTATATATTTTCACTTAGACTAAGCAGTGAAGACATTAGAGAGTATTCATTTACAGATAGAGCTAGAGCAGAGAATATGAGAAAGATTCTAATAAGTCATTTAGAACAAAGTATAAAGTTAAAGAAAGTAAATAGTTAATGAACTTAATAAAACTACAAGATGAAATATCAAAAGATGAAGGTGTAAAGTATGAAACATATAGATGTTCACTTGGGCATTTAACAGGGGGTATAGGGCATCTCATTACTGAATGGGATGAAGAGATATACTCAGGACCTGTAGGAACTGCAATACCAACTGAACAAGTAGATGACTGGTTTGCGAAAGACATAGAAACGACTATAAAAGATTGTAACCTATTATTTTCGCAATTTAATAATCTACCTGACGATATACAACACGTATTAGCTAATATGTGTTTTCAATTAGGTAGACCAAGACTGTCTAAATTCAAAAACATGATTGCCGCTGTAGATGATTTAGATTGGGAAAGAATGGCAGACGAAATGGAAAACTCTCGTTGGTTTAAACAAACACCTAACAGAGCCAAACGTTTAATAGCAATCGTTGATAGACAATTTGTGAGAGAAAGTATTCCATTATGAGTAGACAACTAACTGAAAGACAGCAAAAGTTTCTTGATGTACTATTTGATGGTGCAGGTGGGGATGTAGCACAAGCTAAAGTTCTTGCAGGATACTCTGAAACTTCTAGTACAACAGATATAATAAAGTCTCTTAAAGAAGAAATTATGGAAGCTACACAGCTATATATGGGTAGAAACGCACCTAAGGCTGCTGTGGCTATGGTAAGTGGTGTAGATGACCCTACCCAGCTTGGCATACGAGACAAGCTCTCAGCAAGCAAGGAACTGCTAGACAGAGTAGGTTTAATTAAAACCGAGAAGGTACAAGTAGAAGCATCAGGTGGGGTAATGATATTACCACCAAAGAATAAAGAGTAATATGAATAGAAGTTTAGGCAAGTGGAAGTTACCACAACCTACAGATATAAAAGACGAAGAAGGTAAAGAGTGGTCTAAGATACCACGTATATCACGAATAGTACCTTTTGGTTATGAGAAGAATGAAGAAGACCCTGACATACTTAATCCAATACCCTTTGAACTTGAAGCCATTGAGATGGCTAGAAAATATGTAAAACAGTATTCCTTTAGACAAGTTGCTAATTGGGTTACTAAAAAAACAGGTAGAGAGATATCTCACGTAGGATTAAGAAAAAGGTTAATGCATGAGCAACAACGTAAGAACCAAGCTAGAACTCTCAGAAAATGGTCTGAGTACGCCCAGAAGGCAATCGAAAAGGCGAAAGCCATCGAAGAAGAAAGAACAGGTTCAAGAGCCTAGTGTAGTAAAAGTAGAACGTGTAGATGATGAAGATTCTCTTAACGTAGTATTTAAACCTAACACAGGACCACAGACGGACTTTCTTGCAGCAGGTGAACGAGAAGTATTATATGGAGGTAGTGCAGGTGGTGGTAAATCATATGCCATGCTTGCTGACCCACTCCGATACATGGGTCATCCATCATTTAGTGGATTACTATTAAGACATACAACAGAAGAACTACGAGAGTTAGTATGGAAGTCGCAAGAAATATACCCTAAGATTTGGAAGGGTATAAAATGGTCAGAGAGAAAGATGCAATGGGTAGCACCATCAGGTGCTAGATTGTGGATGTCATACCTTGACAGAGACGATGACGTATTAAGATATCAAGGATTGGCATTTAGTTGGATAGGTTTTGACGAGTTAACCCAATGGGCAACTCCTTTTGCGTGGAACTACATGCGTTCACGTTTAAGAACAGCATCATCAGACTTGCCAATCTATATGAGAGCAACCACTAACCCGGGAGGTCCGGGACATGGTTGGGTTAAAAAAATGTTTATTGACCCTGCTCCTTATGGAAAGACATTCGATGCGACAGATATTGAGACAGGGGAAATACTTAAGTATCCAGCAGGACATAGCAAAGCTGGACAAGGATTATTTAAAAGGAAGTTTATCCCTGCAAGACTATCTGACAATCCGTATCTCTCTAGAGAAGGCGATTACGAAGCAATGTTGTTATCATTGCCAGAGCAACAACGTAGGCAATTACTTGAGGGCGATTGGGATATTAAAGAAGGTGCTGCCTTTACGGAATTTAATCGTGATATCCACGTGGTTGAGCCTTTCCACATCCCTAATAATTGGGTCAAATTTAGGTCTTGTGATTATGGGTATGGTTCTTATAGTGGAGTGTTATGGTTTGCTGTCTCGCCATCTGAACAACTTATTGTCTATAGAGAACTCTATGTTAGCAAAGTCCTTGCCACAGATTTGGCAGATATGATAAATGAATTAGAAGCTGAAGATGGTAATTTAAAGTACGGTGTTTTAGATAGTTCTTTATGGCACAAACGTGGAGATACAGGACCTTCACTAGCAGAACAAATGATTATGAGAGGGTGTAGATTTAGACCTTCGGATAGAAGTAAGGGTAGTCGTGTATCAGGTAAAAATGAGATACATAGACGTTTGCAAGTAGATGAATATACAGAAGAGCCTAGAATAGTGTTCTTTGATACCTGTACTAACATGGTGTCACAATTACCAGCTATACCTTTGGATAAAAAGAATCCTGAAGATGTAGATACTAGGGCAGAAGACCACTTGTACGATGCATTAAGGTATGGTATAATGTCAAGACCACGATTTAGTATATTTGATTACGACCCACATGGCACACCTACTAGGAGTATGCCTGTAGCAGATTCAACGTTTGGATATTAATATGGCTGAAGACGAAATAAATATAGAAGATGATGCGTTATCATTAGAAGATTCAGAAGATTCTAATATAACTGACACTGAAGTAAAAGGCATAGCTGACCACGTTATTGCCCAATTCAAAAAGTCAGAAGACTATAGATACGATGATGAAACTAGATGGGTTCGTGCCTATAGAAATTATAGAGGTATATATGGACCAGACGTTCAATTTACTGAAGCAGAAAAATCTAGAGTATTTATTAAAGTAACAAAGACTAAAACATTAGCTGCTTATGGACAAATAGCTGATGTATTATTTGCAGGAAATAAGTTTCCTATAAGTATAGAACCAACAGAATTACCAGAAGGAGTAGCTAAAGATGTTAATTTCGACCCTAAAGAACCTCCAGAATTACGTGAGCAAAATGCTAATGAAGGTTTGGACAATCCCTATGGCTACATGGGTGATGGCAAAGAACTTCCTAAAGGAGCTACAGCACAAAGTTTGCAAGATAAGCTTGGTCCTTTGGAAGGTAAGCTTAAAGAAATTGATAGCCTTAAAGAAGGTAGTGGGGAAACTCCTACAGCGATAACATATAGTCCTGCAATGATTGCAGCTAAGTCTATGGAAAAACAAATCATGGACCAACTGCAAGAATCTCATGCTAACAAACATCTTAGAAGCACAGCTTTTGAAATGGCACTGTTTGGCACAGGAGTAATGAAAGGACCATTTGCTGTTGACAAAGAATATCCGAACTGGGATGAAGAAGGGGAATACTCTCCGGTATTTAAAACCATTCCTCAAGTTAGTCATGTCTCCGTTTGGAATTTTTATCCTGACCCTGACTGTACTAATGTTGACCAAGCACAGTATGTAATAGAAAGACATAAGATGTCACGTTCAGAGTTACGTGCATTAAAACGCAGACCTTACTTTAGAGATAATGTTATTGAAGAAGTAATAACAGAAGGTGAAAACTATACTAGAAAGTATTGGGAAGATGATTTAATAGATTACAACCAAGATAGTCAAGTAGAACGTTTTGAAGTTCTTGAGTATTGGGGTATGTTAGATACTGAACTATTAAATGAACAAGGTATAGATATACCAAAAGAATTAAAAGAGTATGATGAGTTACAAGCAAACGTATGGGTTTCAGGTGGTAGATTACTTAGAGTTGTATTAAATCCATTTAAACCATCTAAGATACCTTACATGGCAGCTCCTTACGAACTTAATCCATATTCATTCTTTGGTGTAGGTTTAGCTGAAAACATGGATGATACACAAACTCTTATGAATGGTTTTATGAGAATGTCTGTAGACAATGCTGTGTTATCAGGTAACTTACTTATAGAAGTAGATGAAACTAATTTAGTTCCGGGACAAGACTTATCAGTATATCCGGGCAAAGTATTTAGAAGACAGGGTGGTGCTCCGGGTCAAGCTATCTTTGGTACAAAGTTTCCAAATGTTTCACAGGAAAACTTACAACTGTTTGACAAGGCTAGACAACTAGCTGATGAAAGCACAGGCTTACCATCGTTTGCTCATGGGCAAACAGGTGTGTCAGGTGTAGGAAGAACGGCATCTGGTATATCTATGTTAATGAACGCAGCAAGTGGCAGTATCAAAACTGTTATTAAGAATGTAGATGATTATTTACTTAAACCATTAGGTGAAGGATTATTTAGATTCAATATGCAATTTAATTTTAACCCAGAAATAAGAGGTGATTTAGAAGTTCATGCTAGAGGAACTGAAAGCCTAATGGCAAATGAGGTTCGTAGCCAAAGACTAATGCAATTTTTACAAACTGCATCTAATCCTGCCCTTGCTCCGTT